TCAAAGAGGGCAAGATGGAGCAGGGTGGTCTTGGGTTGTATGAGACGTTTGTTCACTATGATGTACGTGGACATAAGGCGCGTTGGTACGGTAAAGGTGTTAAGCCTTAACAGGAGACACCGATAGGAGGGGACATGAAAGCACACAACCCGACACCGAATTACTATGAGATGCTGGCTCAGCTCGCTGTAGAGAGCGAGGACATCATCACGAAGGCGATGTCGGGTAAGGTCGGCGAATACTCCTCTCTACCAACAGCGCATGATCTGAACCCTTGGGACAGCAAGTCAGCGTTCGGTACTGCGTCGCGCTCTTCGGAGCACGAGGGCACAATCGGGCTCGACTACGACGTGCTGTTACAGATGTCTCGTGTCCCTGTGATCTCTGCGATCATTCAGACGCGCATCAATCAAGTGGCGGAGTTCTGTACGCCACAAGACTCGCCGTTCGATGCTGGTTTTGTCATTGGTCCTCGCGAGAAGGACGCTGAGGTCGATGATGAGCTGAAAGAGCGTATCGCTAGTCTCACCGCTTGGTTAGAGACGTGTGGCGAAGGGTACAAGCATGGAGGCGCGTATGACTTTGAGTCGTTCGTGCGTATGATCCTGCGTGACAGCTTGACGTTCGACCAATGTACGTTCGAGCTGATGCGTAACCGTAAGGGTGAGCTGGTTGGCTTTGTGCCGGTGGACGCGAGCACGATACGGCGCTCATCGGTTGGGGATGAAGAGCGTAAAGAAGGCCGTCGAGCGTGGGACCAGTCTGCGTTCGTGCAGGTGATCAATCAGAACGAGGTCGCGGAGTGGGACGCTGACAGCTTGGCGTTTGCGATAAGGCGTCCTCGCACATGGATCTACTCTCGCGGGTACGGCTACCCTGAGCTTGAGGAGCTCATTCGCACCGTCACATATTTGGTGAACGCAGAGACGTACAACGCGAGTAACTTCGTCAACGGCATCCACGTAAACAGTATCCTCGCTGTTAAGTCGAAGATGTCTCCCCAGCTCTTCCGAGCGTTCCGGCGTGACTTCTATGCGATGCTGAGTGGCGCGAACCAAGCGAAGCGCACACCGATCCTCCAGTTAGACCCTGAGTCGAACGAAGAGGTAAGTAGCGTCAATATGTCATCGAGCGCCGAAGAGATGGGTTACAGCACTTGGATGGGGTACCTGACAAAGATCGCGTGTGCGATCTATCAGATTGACCCTGCGGAGCTCGGCTTCGTGTTTGGTAGCGAGGGTGTCTCGTCGGCGATCAGCCAAGGTGGTCCTGAACAGCGTATCTTAGCTTCGAGGGACCGAGGCTTGCGTCCGTTGCTACGTCAGGTACAGGGTTGGATCAACCGCTGGATCATTCACGAGATCGACCCTGACTTGTCTCTGCGCTTCGTAGGGCTAGACAGCGAGGACGCTGACTCTAAGCTCCAAGCGGATATGCAGAAGGTCCAGCACTACATGACGATCAACGAGGTACGTGCGCTCAATGGTCTTGAGCCACTTGAGAAGGGTGGAGACATCGTTCTGAATCAGACATACATCACCGGTATGTCCCTCGGTGACATGGGTGACATGGGTGCAGACTTCGAGGAGGAAGAGGGTGCCGAGACAGCGCAAGAGGGCTTCGAGGAGACAGAGCAACAAGAGGACGGGGGCGCAGGGTTCGAGGAGACAGAGCAACAAGACGAGGATGAGGGCGCTGACTTCGAGGAGACAGAGCAACAAGAGGAGCGCACCAACCCCTTCGAGGACACGTTCAAAGCGAGGCGCGTGCACGTCTCTGTGGAGCTCTAATTATGTACAAGAAGCTCACCGCTACCCTGTTCAAAAAGGCCGTTCCCGCTCGGTACGACCACATAAACTTCACCCCACCGAAGGGTGTGCGTGAAGAGGCGAAGCGTGGGCTCAAGCTACGTAGAGAACATAAGCGCGGTGGGCTAAGTACACAGCAAGCCAGTAAGCATGGGATCGGTAGCGGAGTACAGCGAGCGACGAACCTCGCTTCGGGTGCTAGAGTGTCTCCCCGTACTGTCCGTCGTATGCGTGCGTTCTTCGCTCGTCACTCAGCGTACAAAGAGCACCATAAGGACAGGACCAGCGCGTCGTACATCTCGTGGTTGCTTTGGGGCGGGGACGCAGGAGAGCGCTGGGCCAATAAGGTCTATGCACAAATGGAGCGCGCTGACGATGAGATGAAGAAGGCGGGCGGTGAGCAAGCGGGGCATAAGTATCTCCGTCGCATCCCAGTCGCCCGCCGAGGCAAGATGGGCTATCGGTACATTTACCGCAGGGACAAAAAGCGTAGGAAAGACCTACGGCGTAAGGACGGGGGGGCCAAAACTACGATAGATGAGGGACGCCCTACTACGATAGATGAGGGACGCCCTACTACGATAGACGAGGGACGCCCTACTACGATAGACGAGGGACGCCCCACTACGATAGATGAGGGACGCCCTACTACGATAGATGAGGGACGCCCTACTACGATAGACGAGGGACGCCCTACTACGATAGACGAGGGACGCCCCACTACGATAGACGAGGGACGCCCTACTACGATAGATGAGGGACGCCCTACTACGGTAGATGAGGGACGCCCTACTACGATAGATGAGGGACGCCCTACTACGGTAGACGAGGGACGCCCTACTACGATAGACGAAGCGCCACCGACTGTGTTGGGTGAGGACTCCCCCCCACCGCTCACAGATACTTGGGAAGAAGCCGATATTGCGGACATTATGGCACTGGCTCCTGAGTTACATACTCCTACCTTTGACGGCTTGGCCTCTGCCTCTGTAGAGCTTGACGAGAACCCTATTGAGGGTGCTCCTGCCGAGGATCTTACGGCGTTCAAAGAGGCGCTAAGTAGCATAGAGGCTTTAGGCCCTATGTCCGATGCTGTAAATAACACGGTGTCAGTAGACGGAGAGGGTGTACGTCTGCCACTAAAGGACATTGGCAAAGCGACAGCCTTGAGCCTTATGCTCATCGCTACAGAGTCTTACCGCACGCTGACTACGGGGGACCCCAACGCTGTAAGTGTTGCAGAGATAGAAGGGTTCAGTAAGCGTGAGCTTAATAGAATGGATCGTGAGGCGGTCAAAGAAGCAAAAGACAAACTACGCGAGTCGCTGAACAAGGATAGAGAAGAAGCTCGCACTAAGAAGGAGGAGGCTCGTAAGGAGGAGCGTACTAGGAAGGAGCAGTCGAAGCAGGAACGAGCGGATCAAATTACTCGCGACAAGATGGAAGCAAAGAAGCAACGGGAAGAGGATAGGGCAGAGGTAGCTCGCCTCAAAGAGTTAAAGCAAGAGAAGAAGAAGCAGGAAAAAGAGGAAGAGAATCAGCGTAAAAAAGAGGAGGCAGAGAAGCGTGCGGAGCGCGAGTTCGAGTTCCGCCGAGAAGAGCGAGAGCGGGCTCAGCAAGCCAAGGAAGAGGCACAGATACGCAAGGAAGAGCGTGCAGAGAAGCGTAGGCTGGCCCGCAAGAAAGTCCCAAAGAAGCAAGCTAAGAAGGCGCTCACCTCTGCCACAGACGAGCACATGGCCCTCCCACGCAGAGTTCGGCGCACAAAACTCCGCAAGAGCCTAGTCACGATGTACACAGGGCGAGGTAGCGATGAAACTACATCTTGAGGCAACCCCAGCGGAGCTCGCTGAGCTAAGTATCGACGAGCTTACCTCTCGCATTGAGCGTGTGTCACGTATGATCGCGGAGGTTGCGCTGACGGAAGGGTTGAGTAAGGCGAAGGGGGAGCGAGCCGACACTCCCGCAGAGCCACATGAGCGTGTGCGTGGTAGCAAGAAGAACCCAAAGGGCTCAGCGAGGTCCCGTACTAGCGGAGCAAAGATCAAGGTTACAAAGCAGATCGAGGACGCGCTACGTGATAAGGTTAAGGCGCACAACGAGAAGGCGAAGCATAAGTGGCAGAAGGTGTCGCTGGCTACGTTGAAGAGCGTGTTTCGGCGTGGCGCAGGAGCGTTTAGTGCGTCTCACCGCCCTTCACAGAACAGGCAGAGCTGGGCGTATGCTCGCGTTAATGCGTTCCTGAAGATCGCGATGGGGGGAGGAAACCCTAAGTTCGTACAAGACAACGATCTTCTGCACGACAGCCACCCTCGCAACAAGGCTAAGAAGAGCGTTGACCTTATGAGCAAGGCTCAAGGGGGTAGGGGCGGTGAGGTTGACTTGGTACTAGAGCTCGCTGAACAAGCGTCTAACCTGTATATGAAGCGCTTGAGCGCCTTAGCTAAGGACATCGAGGCGTTGGCGGATCGCACAGGAGGCTCGGATGACAAAGGCTGAGTTACTCGAAGAAGAGCTACGGCTCACCTTACTGCACCACGACGCTTTTCTAGTGGAGTTCCTTGGTGCAGATCACTCAGGGCTTACGACAGAGCGTATCGGTGAGCTAGTAGACGCTGGTCTACTAACCGAGGACACAATGCAGGGTCTGAAGGTTGGCTCGACGGACATTGACCCAGTAGAGTTTTCTGCTATTGCAGGTACGCTAATGGATGAGGTTGACCCGCAGACACGAGCACAGATGCGCGAGTGGGGGATAGAGCGCTGGGCTCCATTGGTTCAGGTGAAGCGCGAGGACCTACGCTCGATGACTCGTGAAGAGGCCGAAGCGCGTAAGGTGAACGGCGCGAACATTGAGGCACCCCCCATTGAGTACAGCGCACAGCCTACTGTCGAGCCACCAAGCTGGATGAGCCCCGCAGAGGCGTCAGGGTATGAGCGAGCGATCCATCGAGGTGGTGAGTACATTCGTGGTCTAGGTAACATTCTACATGAGGACCTGAGCAAGGTAGTGGCGGAGGAGTGGTACGGTGATCAGATTGTCGCTGAGGCTGACGCAAAAGAGCGCCAGCGCAAGCTAGAGATCATCCGTGAGGAGCTCGCTAACTCGTTGGCTACGAATAGGGACGCGAGAGCCCTCGCTAGGACGCTGGCGGACCGCACAGAGCACTATGCACATAACTGGATGAGGATCGCGACTACGGAGCTTCAGGCGTCCCACAACGAGGGGCGTGTAAACTATGCGCTGAAGGTCCATGGTGACGATGCACAGATCGCTCGTGTCCCTGAGAGCGATGCGTGTGAATACTGCCGTGAGGCGTTCGCTCCTGAAGGTACACCGAAGGTGTTCAAAGTAGCGGAGATCATCGGCAACGGCACGAACGTAGGCAAGACCCGTAAACAATGGCAACCTACGGTGTGGCCTATGCACCCAAATTGCAGGTGTGATACGATCATCGTACCGCTCGGCTTCATTGTGACCGAGGAAGGTACACTTGAGCGAGAGGACGAGGAATAATGCCATATCCTAACGAGCACACAGCACGACAGACTGACCCTGCGCTCTACGATGACTTCCGTAGGTTCACTCCTGAAGGTGCACCGAAGGGGCTCTCATTCATCCTTGGTATCAAGGACGGTAAGAGCGAGGTACAAAGCCTACGTGCGAAGGCCGATGAGATGACCGTCGAGGAGTTCAAAAAATGGTTGAAGGACCATGACTTCCTTGTTGGTAAGATCGAAGAGGCCACAGGGGACAAAGAGGAAAAGACCAGTAAGGGTTTTGACTGCTTTGCTCGCTGGGTCCCTGTATCGTTTAGCGACACGCTGAGCAAGGCAGAGGACGAAGAGCAAGTGACCGCAGAGATCGGTGGCATTTGTTCCACCGATGACCTTGACTTCGAGGGGGAGAGCATCGCTCAAGACGGGCTCGACTGGTCCTACTTTCTTCGTCATGGTTGGTTTAACCACGAGCACCAGCAGGGTCCGAGCGCTGTGCTTGGTCACCCTGTGAAGGTAGAGCCTGTAGATGACAAGCGCACACGGGTCGAGGGCATCTTGTACCTCGCCAAAGAGCTAGGTAAGCAGGTATACGAGACAGCTATGGCGCTAAAGAAAGCAGGTGGCGCACGCACACTCGGCTTCAGTATCGAGGGGCAGGTGCTACAGCGCTGTCCTAAGAACCCCAAGAAGGTTCTCAAAGCTCGCGTGCTTAATGTCGCGATCACGAGCGCGCCGGTCAACCCTCATACGAACCTAGAGCTCATCGCTCGGTCTATGGGAGCTAACTTAGGGTACCAAGAAGCTCCGATCCCAGACGCAGACGCATCATTGAGTGCGCTGATGCAGGAGAGCCTCGAGGGGCGTAAGCGTAAGAAGCTCGCATCTGCTACTTTTGACGGAGAGGTACAAAAGGGGGAGCCAAAGCGTACAATGTCTCGTGAGCAGGTAAAGCGATTACTGCGTGAGCGCTTCCCTGACATAGACGTTACGGCGCTTGATGACGTGACCACTAAGATCATCGCGTATGCAAACAGCTTGCAAACACGCTGAAAATACTTGACAATGTTTCTATCCACTTTTCACGGAGACTACAATGAACGAGCACGAGCTTGACAAGAGCGCGGAGGCGCTCAATGAGACAGAGGTGTCTGCCCCTGTCGCTGAAGAGGTCGAAACCGATGCGCTCACCACCGCGCTCGACAGCCTCGCTAAGGCGATGAACAAGGACTCCTACGCAAAGGCTGACTCTGCCGAGGACGAGGACATGGAGAAGGGCGCTAAGTCCGACGACATGGAGTCTGAGGAGATGAAGGCTGAGGACATGGACTCTGAGGACAAGGCCGACGATAAGGCCGAGGACGCAGAGGGTGACGACGAGGAGTTCATCGACTTGGAAGAGGCGATGAAGGCTATGGCGGATCACACCGACCGCCTAGTCAGCGACATGAATGAGCGTCTTGACGCGCTTCTTCAGGGCGTTGAGGCGATGCTCGTCGAGATGAAGAACATGAAGGCCGAGCAGGGCAACATGAGCAAGAGCCTAAACGCCGTTGTCGAGGCACCTATGCCTCCTCGCGCTGTGACCTCTGCCCCTGTCGTATCTGCCCCAGTTGCACCAACCGCTACTCGCGGTGATATGATCAGCAAGGCGCTTACTAAGCTCCAAGACCCACAGACGGACGCATCTACTCGTTACCGTCTCCGTACCACCATCGCCCAGCTTGAGGCTGGCGCTCCCCTCACACAGTTCAGTGATCTCGGATAAGGAGTCCGCACTATGTTTAATATCCCTGAGGCAAACAGCATGGTCAATGTCGCGGACCTCTCCGCGCTCAACAACGCTCTCCGCAAGTCTGCTAACGCTGGTTATCAGACCCCTGCGGGTACTGTAGGTGGCGATTCAGGCTCACTCAGCCCACTCGTCCCACAGAGCATTGAGAACACCTTGGCGTCAGCTACCTTCACCATGAAGGAGCTCGCGCTTTGGCCCGCGATCCCAAAGATCAATGTCAGCAACACCCTGCACGAGTATGCAGTCATCAACGACCACGGTCTTGATCTTGAGGCGTTCATCGCTGAGGGCTCCGGTGGCACCACCAACCGCTCTAGCTACGAGCGCAAGAGCGTCAAGATCAAATACATGGCAGAGCGCCGTGAGGTCACCGATGTCGGCTCACTCGTCGGCTTGATCGGCAATCAGAGCAACGCTATCGCTTCTGAGACTGAGCGTGGTACCCTCCGCCTCCTCAGCAAGCTTGAGCGTAGCCTGTGGCACGCAGACGAGAGCGTCAACCCTCTCGCGTTCGACGGCATCATCAAGCAGATCGAGTCATACGACAGCGGTGCAAACACCTTCGACCTCGCTGGTAAGTCTCCTACCCCTCGCCTCCTCCAAGAGGTCCTCTCAGAGCTCCAAAGCGCTCCTCGCTTCGGTCGTCCTGACTGCATCTACGTTGAGCCTCGCATCCACGCAGAGCTCATCAAGTTCGCAGTCCAGTTCGGTCGTCACGACCAATTCGGCGTTGCTCGCTCTTCACAGGGTCTGAGCTACGGTGTTCGTGAGCTTGAGATTCAGAGCCCTTACGGTCCAGTACCTGTCAAGAGCGCTCCGTTCCTCTTCAACGCTTACAAGGCTCCTACCTCTGCGAGCGCCACCAACGGCGCACCTGCGAACGCAACCCTCAGCTCTGCTGTGGCTTCTAACGTTCCTGCTTCTAGCAAGTTCGACAGCGCAGACGCAGGTGACTACATCTACCGTGTGGTCGCAGTCAACAACAGCGGTTACAGCGCACCTGTTGACAGCTCTGCTGTCTCTGTGGGTCAGGATGACATCGTCACTCTCACCATCGCGAACCAGTCTGACGCTGTGTTCTTCAAGGTCTACCGCACCGAGGCAGGTGGGCTCGCAGAGTCTGCTTCACTCATCGGCGAGAGGACGGCGGAAGAAGTCGAGGAGGCGAGCGAACTCAAGAACGTCAGGGTCGTGCTGGACGAACACGATCTTTGAGCAGTTAGGACGGACTGCGTTGCTATCAACGAAGGTGGTCGCGCCGGTACCC